GCAAATGGGCAAACGCTGGTTGTGTGCTTGGACCCGAAAGGACGGTCGCATGGCGGATCACGGACGCCCAATATTTCGGAGTGGCACAACGCCGCCGCCGTTGTTTCGTTGTCGCAAGTTCTAGAGAGAGGTTCGATCCCATCCAGGTACTTTTTGAGCTCGAAGGCGTGCAGCGGCATACTCCGCCGAGCCGACAAGCGGGGCAAGATCCTGCCACCGGCACTCTACGCAGCACTGACGGCGGTTGCGATGTCGACCACGCCCAAGCTGGGCACCTCCAGCCTGTAGCTGCTGACTTCCGCAACATGGTCTCCACGGGCGACCTGGTACACGCCCTGCAATCGGGCGGGCACGGGGCCAGCCCGAACAATACGCCGCATGTCCTGTCCGTTGCCCTGCGCGCGGCGACAGGCGGCGACAGGCCGCATGTGCTGGCACCGATCAGCTACGCGATCCAGGCCGGGGCGCTGCGCGAGAACCCGACCAGCGGCCCGGACGGCGTGGGTATCCAGGCGGACATCGCCTACACCATCGAGGCGCGCGCGGAGGTGCAGGCGGTGGCCTTCTCATGCAAGGACCACGGCGCTGACGCCAGCGTGGAGATCGCGCCGACCCTGCGCGCCATGGGCTACAGCGGCAGTCATGCGAATGGCGGCGGGCAGATCGCGGTCAGCTTCAAGGCCTCGCACTACACCCGCGGCAAGGATGGCGCGCCGTCCGAGCTGGCTCCGCCGCTGTCCGCAGATGCCGACAAGGGCGACCAGGACACGCTGATCCTGGCGCCGACCATCTTTACCGGGGACGGCGTGGTGGCCGACCCGATCAGTGCGAACGAGGCCAAGACCTATACCCATGAGGGCACCACGTTCCGGCTGCACAACTGCATCGGGGAGCCGTTCGCCGTATCGTTCGCGGAGAACAGCCGCGGCGAGTTGCGGCTGGAAGGCGGCGACGGCAGCCGCACGGGCGCGCTGTCCACTGGTGGCGGCAAGCCGGGGCAGGGCATACCCGCGATTGCTCACGGCGTCCTCGCGTTCAAGCCGGGGCAATCCGAAGCTGCCGGCGGAATCTTCGTCACCGACGACTTCGCCCCGACCCTGCAGGCGCAGAACAACGGGTCGACGGCGGTTCCTGCCGTATGCATCACGGACAACACCGACCTCGCCGCGCCAGGCGTGACGGCATTCCAAGAGCGTGGGCGTGCCGATGGCCGCGAGATCGACCTTAGCCCCGAACTGGCCTATGCCCTGCTGGCACCTTCCGGCGGGTCCAGATCCCAGGAGCGCAATGTGCAGGTCGGCATGGCGGTGCGCCGCCTGACCCCGCGCGAGTGCGAACGCCTGCAGGCCTTTCCCGACGACTACTCCCTGATTACCTACCGGGGCAAGCCGGCGGCGGACGGGCCGCGCTACAAGGCGCTCGGCAATTCCATGTGCGTGAACAACATGCGCTGGATAGGGGAACGGATCGAGGCGGTGCTGGCGATGCCGGCACCCGCAGCAGACACCCAAGACCGGCCACGCGCCGGTCTTGTTCTTTGTGAAGACCTGGCGGTGGCATGACCCACCCGAATACCGCCCACCTGGTAGCGACGTCGGCGCGGATTGCCGATGCGATCCTGCTCTATTGCCGCCAGCGTGCAGGCCGCACGTTCCACGCCGACGACCTGCGCCGCCATGTCGACGGCATGGTGGAGGGAGGCTGTGCGCCGGCGTCTGCGGACCGCGTGCTGCGCGACCTGCGCCAGAAGGGCGTCGTGCGCTACACCGTCATCGACCGCTCCAAGTCGCTTTACCAGCTAGAGCAGGACGCCGCAGAGGCGACCCGGCAAGCCGACCTGTTCGGGGAACCGATCACAAACCAAGAGCACCCGGCCCGCTGAACGCGGGTTTTTTTACTTCCCGCGTTTCAACACAACAGGAGTCACCCAATGAAGGCAACGAAGGACGAAATGGATGCTCGCGCCGCTGACTATGCGGACGAGTTCGACCAACCAGACAAACAGCCGCGCCAGATGAGCGACGACGAGGCTTTCGGCCTGTCCGAACCCGCCGCCGCAGAAGGCGCAGCGCCGGAAGGCAGCGCCGCCGAGGAAGCGGCAGAGTCGCCCGCCGAGGAAGCCGCAGAGGGACCGGCTGGCGAAGCTGCCGAAGCCGCTCCAGCCGAAGCGAGCGGCGAAGGTGAAGCTGCGCCGTCCCCTGCCGACCAGGAACAGCGCCTGAAGTCGTGGGAAGGCCGTCTCAAGGCGCGCCAGGCCGAACTCGATGCGCGCGAAGCGGCGATGGGCAGTTCGGACGCCAACGACGAACAGGGCAGCGAGCCGATGGGCGAGGAAGGCGCAGGCGGCGGCGATCAAGCCGGCGAAGGCGAGGGCGGAGGCGGGGACGACCCGGCCGCGGTGCTGGCCGACGACTTCGGGCAGGATTTCGTGGAGCAGATCACTCGCCTCATCAAGAAGGTGGCCCAGGAGTGCGGCGGCATGGATCCGCGCGTCGACCAGGTGATCGAGGCGCTGCAAAACGAGCGCCTGAACAACCACTTCAACACCATCGCGCAGACCCACGCCGATTTCATGGATGTAGTCGAGTCGCCGGAATTCGCCGCCTGGAAGGGCGAGCAGCCGGATCAGGACCGACTGCAGCAGGTGATCGACAGCGGCAGCGCGCGCCAGATCATCGACATGCTGACCGCATTCAAGAACGCGACCAAGAAGACGGACAGCCAGGACTACCACGAAGACGCGCTGGATGCCGCCGAGGGCGTGCGCTCGTCGGGCCTGACGCTGCCGAAGGAGCCCGCCGCCAGCGACGATTTTGCCAAGGCGTGGAACGAGGCCTAAGCCATCCAGCTGCTAACCGTCCGGGCAACCGGACATTGTAGTTAACTCCATTCCATTCCATTCCATTCCGTAGTCGAGGCCTCGCCGACCACTCGCCGAGCACTCGTCGACTACTCGCCGAATTTTGCCGCTGCTGTTCGCGCCTGAACAGACCTCAAGCCGATCAACCCCCACTGCCACCCCCGGCCGGGAGCGACACGCCCTCGGGCGCCGCCAACCCGCGCCGGGAACGCTTTGCGGGCATCGAAAGCACGCATCGAAGGACAGGCTCCGCCCCCTTGCGAGCGTTCGCTGAATCGCTGACCCACCACACCCACCGATTTACCGTTCACTCAAGGATACCCAATGAGCGCTACCAACTACGGCGATATCAGCCCGCGCACTGCCGCGTATGCAGAAAAGGAACTCTTGAAGAGGGCCATTCCCTTCATGGTTCTCGAAAAATTCGGCCAGTCGAAGGCACTGCCGGCCAACAACAGCAAGACCATCGTGTTCCGCCGCTACAACGCATTGGACACCACCCCGACCGCGCTGGCGGAAGGCGTGACCCCAGGCGCCCAGCAGATGACCGCGACGGACGTGCCCTGCCTGCTGACGCAGTACGGCGGCCTGATCCAGATTTCGGACATCGTTCTGGACACCCATGAGGATAACGTCCTCAACGAGGCCGTCGAGCTGCTGGGCGAGCAGGCCGCGCAGATGGTCGAGCGCATGCGCAACGGCATCCTGCGCGCCGGCACCAACGTGATCTACGCGAACGGCGCCAGCCGCAACGCGGTGAACACGGCGATCTCGCTGACCGCCCAGCGCAAGGTGACGAAGGCGCTGAAACGCCAGAACGCCGAGCAGATTACCAAGGTGCTGCGCTCGACCCCGGCCTACGGCACCGAGGCGGTGGCGAAATCGTTCATCGGCCTGATCCACCCGGACCAGGAATCGGATATCCGCAACATGCTGGGCGCGGATGGCAAATCGGTGTTCGTGCCGGTCGAGAAATACGGCTCGCTGACCCCGTACGAGAACGAGATCGGCAAGGTGGAGGACGTGCGCTACCTGTCCTCGACCATCTTCGAGCCGTTCCTGAACGCGGGCGGTGCCAAGGGCGCGATGACCTCGGCCACCGGCGGCGCCAACGCGGACGTGTACAGCACCCTGTACATCGCCCAGAACGCCTACGGCATCGTGGCTCTGAAAGGCATGTTCGCGCTGACCCCGATGGTGGTTAATCCAAAGCCGAGTTCGGCTGATCCTCTGGCTCAGAGGGGTTTTATCGGATTCAAGACCATGCAATCCGCCGTGATCTTGAACGACGCCTGGATGTGCCGCCTCGAAAGCGCCGTCACCGCCTAACCACCCCGGCGGGCCTGCTTCGGCGGGCCTGCTGACGAACCCACAAGGACAACACCATGGCAACTCTCCGCGACGTCAACGACGAAACCGGCCGCGAAATCACCGGCTACCGCAATCACACCGCCGGCATCCTGGCCATCAACATCGCCGGCGCAGTCACCTTCAAGTCGACCAACGCCTATACCTACACCTGCGACGGCGTGTTCAAGTCGAAGGTTGCGCTGGCGGCCCAGGCTTTCTCCGCCGGCCATGCCGTGCAGGCGGTTGGCCAGACCATGTATTACGCGGTCGGCCTGGATGCTGCCGGCACCGTCAGCACCTACCAGGGCGCGCCGGCCTCCAACAACGCGATCGCCGCGGCACTGGCCAACAACCAGCCCGCCACCTCGGTGGTCGGCTCGGTGCCGGACGTGCCGAACGGCGTCACCCCGATCGGCCTGATCAAGGTGACGACCACTTCGGCCGCCTTCACCCCCGGCACCACGGCGCTGGATGCGGCCGGCATCGCGTTCACGTTCTTCGACGTGGCCGTGCTGCCCTCGGTCGCCCCGTAAGCGCCCGGCGATCCCCCTGAAACCCGCTTCGGCGGGTTTTTTTTCGACCCTACCAAGCGAGACACATCATGGCCAAGGCACAAGACACCAGCATCACCACCATTGACGACGCACCGAAGACCATCGAGCCGGTCGCCGTCGCCCAACTGCAGGTCAACAACGACGGCGATGTGCTGTCCGGCGAGCGCGTCGAACTG